AGCAACACGACGGTCACGGCCTAGAGCCTCGGGAGCACCAAGGGGTGTTGGCTCTTCTTCATCAGCACCCATGTCAGCAGGTTCAGCATTTAAATCAGCTCCCATGTCCGCAGCAGGTTCTGCATTGAGATCTGCACCCATGTCTGCAGCAGGTTCTTGACCTGGCACAACAGGTTCTTGACCTGGCACAACAGGTTCTTGACCTGTCAGTGTTCCTTGTGCACCTTCCAATGCTGTTTTACCTTGTTGCACTGATTGTAGCAGTTGTGTAAGTGCAGCAGCAGTAGCAGATTGATAAGCAGTGGCTTGGTCAACACCCATGTCGTTCTTGATTGAATCTGTCAGAGCCGGTAGGTCTTTGAACTGCATGGCACTGATCTGTTCCAACATCTTTTGTACTTGATCAACTATGTCTTGGGCAGCCAACACAACCTGTGCCTGCTGGATTTCGCTTTCGCGCAACCTGCGGCGAGACTGTTGTGATTCTTTTTGCATGGCAGTGGCAGCAACCATGCCCACCAGCTTTTGTTCATCTGGATTCAAGGTTTGGCCGGCCTGGCTTTTCTTCATTGCAGCTTGTACCTTGGGATCTTTTGTATCCACAGGAACAGCACCAGCTGCTCCAGGTACAACAGGAGCCACTTCTTTCAGACGCCCTTTGAGACCCGATTCCAACATCAACAGTTTGAGATAAGCAGGATCACGTTCGCTTGAATGTGCTGCTGTAGTGGATCTGTGCTCGCTGAGCAGGCCACGCACACGCAACAGCATGTGACGAGATTCGCGCATGGTCAGATTGGCAAAAGATACTGTGTGACCCAGTCTGGCCTGCAGCACCTGTTGGGCTTTATCTTGTTGATTGTGTTGGTCTAATTCGTGCAGTTTCATCGCGATTGAATCCTTGTATTTGCCAGTATTTAGCCAAATTGACACATTTGGTCAATTGTTGTTCCACCCTGGACAGGTGGTTTTTCTTCATGGTGATCTTGAGTTGGGTAAATTCTGCTTGATCTGGATCCTGCATGCGTTTTGAAACAGCTTGACGCACCTCAATATCTGCGTAGATACGTTGTTTTTCTTGATCTAAATTCTGTAGACTGTGTGCCAGTGCCAGCTGTCTATACTTGTCGGCAATGCACCAACTCAGTGCCACACGCAAACTGCCAAAGGTCTTGACATCACGCTGTGGTCTGGCCACTTCAAAACTTTCTTTGTTTTTTGGAGTTATTGTGTAGCTGTCAAACACATGGTAAAGACCGTCGGCACTGAATATTAGATTATCTTTGATTTGGTCAAATTCTTGTTGCATCAGCTTTTCCAGCTGTGGTATGGCAGTGTTTTGTTTCATTTAAGTACGTAATGCGTTACGAGCCAGCCCACTATTCCGCCCAGTGTAACAATAATGCCCAGGCCCCACTTGATGATCTGATCATTGCGATTGGCAACCACTGTCTGTATCATGCCCCGTATGTCAGAAATCATCTTGTTATTTTCAATTGATCTGGCTTCAAGTGATTCTAACTTTTCTTCCAGATAACGATAGCGTTCGGCACACAATTCCACATGTGCTTCCAAACTCTTTTTTTCAATATCGGTTGTGTCAACCATGCTGTGTGTCCCAGGATGTTTTATTTATGCTAACAGCTCAAACCAGATGTTGGCATCTGCACCCAAGGACACCAAGACCGGTGCAATTTCTCCTGTTTCATCCAGGCCCTGGATCATGGGCACATCTTCGCAGTCTTTTTGCAGATAACCCACTGGATTACCATCACAGGCCACAGTGGCAGGATCAACCACTACAAATTCAAACGACCAAATGCCAGTGTCCGCATTGTGTACAGGCCGGGTGATATTTTCTGGCAAGGTTCGCAAGGAGATGATTTGATTCACAGTTTCCCAGTTGCACTGTTGATTTCTGGCCCGGTTCCATTCCGACTCTGTGCCAATTACACGACCCGAGACATCTTTGAACTGCGTATTGGCCTTGTGACTACGATTCTTTACACCTGTTTCGGTAATATCAAATCGAGTCTGGCATCGTATGCGTTGACTCATATAGACAATGATACCTGTGACAGGTCAGATCTGGTGATTCTGCAATTTAGTGCAATCACAATACGATCCTGTGTACCGCGGTAAACCACAGCAGAATGTTGTAGCCAACTGGGGAAAACCACCATCATACCAGGTTCTGCTCTGAAGTCAATACTGGTGTTGCGATTGACCCAGGCCATTCCTGCATCTGCATACCCACAATTATTGGGGTTGTAAAATCTGTTGACACCATTTTTATCTTCAGCAGCACCCATGTCTCCGGTGTCTACATAATAGATAGCAGACCAAGAACTACCAGGATGGGCATGCATGTCATGATAGCCACCATCACGTGTGATGTGACACCAGGATTCGTGTATCTCTACTGTGACATTCATACCTGGGGGCCAATAGGCCTTGTTGGCATTAGCAGCAGCACGAAACATACACTGTTTGGCCCAGTGACTGAATGCAAGAACAGCAGACGAATCTGTAGACACAAAGTCAAAGCCGCTCTCATACAGGCCACGTTTGGCATCTGGTGCTACATTGCTGACATGTTTCTTGGCTTCAAGCTCGTAACATACCTGAGCAAGCTCATCTCGATGTTGATCGTGGTTGTCCCACTGAAAATCGTACATCAAGATAGGCCATAATGGAATTGGGTTGAGTGGTTGCATAGTATAGGTATTTAATGGTCAAAACAAAGCCCCGAAATAAATCCGGGGCTCAGAGTCTATACTTGACTGACTCGAAATTAACTTGCAGCTAGTTTGAAACCTACGTTTACAACGTCTGTACCTGTAACGTTAACACCTGTCACTGTACCATCGCTGGCTGTGATCTGAATGTTACCCAAGGCACGCAGTTGAGCTTGTAGAGTAGCTGCTGTGTAAGCGCCACTTGGATAAACAGCATAGCTGATCTGACCAGCCGAAGAGGCTTCCACCTGATACATGGCAATGGTGGCTGTCTCTTGGATGCTTTGATTTAGTTGAACAACAACGCCTGGTGTAAAAACACCTGATGTTACGTTACCCAACTGGTTTTGCAAGTCAATGTTCTGTTGTGAACCGTTCTGGACAACAACGTTGAAAAAGTCCAGTTTTGGACCGGCCATCTGCACTAGTGCAGCTGAAGAGATTTGGCCCTGTTGTGGGCCGTTTGCTAAGTCTAAGGCAAATACCGGTTGTGCATCACCGTTTGCTGGATTGAATACTGCCATTTTAATTCTCCTTGGTTAAGTGGGAATGTTTCGTCCCTGCACTTATTTATACCAAAAGGCAGAAATCGGTTGGTACCTGTTCAATCCGGGTTGTTTAAGGCAAAGTTTGCCTTGCTGAATCTAAAACGATCCACAAACTTCATGTTTTGTCCCACATAACCTTCATGTCCAGGCTCGTTGTTGATGCTGGCCTGCACATCTTGTGCCTGAGCATCTAGTTGACGTACCACTTGATTTTTAAGACTAGAAATTTCCAAGAACGCTTGGAACAGGGCTGCCACTGCCTGTTTGTTTTCAGTGGCCCATTCAAATATGCGTGGTGCCTTGGCTGGGGACTTTTGTCTGACCCAGTCACCAAAACCACTCATCAAATTATCATAGCTGCCAGTACGCACACGACTGTTGATGTAGGTCTTGACCAAGGCCGGAAAATCACTGATCTTGCGTGCTCTAAGTTCAGCAGGATCAAACAATTGATCCATGGCTGCACCGTATTTTGTGAGCAATTGAGTAGCATCCTTGACAGTGGCAGCGTCGAGCTTGATCTGTTTGGGATTTTTTAGACTGGGATCCAGTATCAGCAGACCTGGACTGTCTGCCAGGGCAGCAGCACGTATGGGTGTGGCAGCTGCTCCTGGCGCTGCCAAAGAAGTATGAATGGCCACTGCTGCTGTGCTTTGACCAATCTTCTGACCCAGGTCTGTGTTGGCTGGAACTGTGTATGTCACAGTGTTGGGTGTGAACACATAGTTGTTGCCTTTTAACTCTGGGGTTTGGCTATACAACAGATCGCCTTGAATATAGCCACGGAAATCTTCAGGTACTGCGCGACGCAGCAAGGGAAACAAGCGTTGATATAAGGCAATCAGTTCACCACGTTCTCCACCGCGCTGTGCCATAATCCGGGCTATTTGATCTGTGCTGGTGGCCAGGCCGTCATAGCCCTTGGCACCAAATCCTGACTTGTCTGTCAACACAAACTCACCCGAAGGTTTGCGGCCAAATATGATGGCAGGTTTTCCATCCCATTTCACTGTGGTTTCGCTGGGATTGCGAGCAGCAGTCACAATACCGTCAAGTGCTTGCTTGAGGCCGGCACTGGGTCGTTGATCAAAGATCATGTCTTCGGGGTGTTCAATGCGCACTCCTTCCACAATGACCTGCATGCCCTGATTCACAATGCGATCACGTAAACGAGCCATCATGCTGACTTCGTTGTATTCTGTGTATAGTGCTGTGTTCTCGTAGATGCCTTCGTCAAATTTTATACCTTCGCGTTCCATGTGTGCCTTGAAGTCAGCAATTTTTGCAGCACGTTTGGGATCAGCTTCTAGGGCTTTTAAGATAGATTCCACGCTGTAGAGATCAGCAATGGTAGAGTTGGGACTCAGCAGCATTTGTGCCACCATGGAAGGATCGTCGGTGATCAGTTCATTCGTGGCACGATCCATAATACCATCATTTTGATTTAACTTGTAGCCCAGGGCCTTGGCCATGCTGTTCATCATGATGTTGCGCAAGGCACCTTTGTACTGACTGCGTGGATCACTGCTTAATACAAACTGTGTCCAGCGTGGCTTGTTGCTGAACATGAAGTCTGTTTGTACAAAGCCGTTTTTAGGATTGCCGCCGATGGCAGTAAAGAAGTGTACTGCCGAACCTGTTTTCTTGATATAACGTGCAGGGTCTACACCTTT